CTCTTGAGCATATTGACGATCCAAATGGTGAAATTGCTCTTTGTATTCTGAGTGCTGTCAATGTTGGTAAGATTCGTGACCTTGATGACCTGAAAGTTCTCTGTGATCTTGCTGTTCGTTCCTTGGATGAATTGATTGACTTTCAAAACTATCCCATCAACGCCGCTGAGATTGCCACAAAGGCACGCAGATCGCTTGGAATCGGGTTCATTGGTCTGGCACATTATCTTGCCAAGAACGGGCATGATTACAACGATCCTGAGGCGTGGCAACTGGTTCATAACCTCACCGAAGCCTTCCAATATTACTTGATTTCTGCTACAGTGGACCTTGCCGAAGAGAGAGGTGCATGTGAGTATAGTAGCCGAACAAAGTACGGCAACGGAATTCTTCCGATTGATACATATAAACATGACGTGGATGAAATAGTTCCGAATGAGCTTCACTATGATTGGGAGGATCTTAGACTTCGGGTCAAAAAGCACGGAGTACGGAACTCAACATTGTCTGCTCAGATGCCATCAGAGAGCAGTTCCGTTGTGTCAAACGCAACAAATGGAATTGAACCACCTAGAGGATATTTGTCCATTAAGAAGAGCAAAAAAGGACCACTCAAACAGATTGTTCCTCAATATGCAACTCTTAAAAACAATTATACGCTCCTCTGGGATATGGGCTCCAATCGTGGTTATATTAATATTGTTGCTGTGATGCAAAAGTTTTTTGATCAAGCAATCAGCGGCAACTGGAGTTATAATCCACTTCAGTATCCAGATAATGAAGTTCCGATTTCAGTGATGGCACAGGATCTTCTGACTACATACAAATACGGTTGGAAGACCTCTTATTATCAAAACACATACGACTTCAAGACTGATGAGGTTGACGAAACCGATAAAGAAAGTCTTGAGAATCTAATCGCTCAACTAGAAAACGCAGAGGAGGAAGAGTGTGAGTCTTGTAAGATTTAAGACAAGCAGCGAGAGTAAAAAACCAGTGGTAGACTCTATGACGGTGTTCAACTCAGAAGTAGTTGACACCAAAAAACAACCTATGTTCTTTGGAAAACCTCTGGGTATTCAAAGATATGACTCTTACAAGTATCCAGTTTTTGATAAACTGACGACGCAACAACTTGGTTATTTCTGGAGACCTGAAGAGGTCTCCTTACAAAAGGATCGCAGTGACTATCAGACATTACGCCCAGAGCAAAAGCACATTTTTACCAGCAATCTTAAGTACCAGATCATGCTGGATTCTGTACAAGGGCGCGGTCCTGGGATGGCTTTTATCCCATACTGCTCATTACCTGAGTTAGAAGCATGTATGGAGGTCTGGGGGTTCATGGAAATGATCCACAGTCGCTCCTACACCCATATCATCAAGAATGTCTATGCAGACCCTTCAGATGTGTTTGACCACATTCTGACTGATGATCGTATTGTAGAACGTGCTGCCAGTGTTACTGAAGCATACAATGAGTTTATCAATGCCGCCCATCAATGGGATAATAGCAGTGACTGGAAGCACGCATTGGAAGATGTCCCTTACGCACTAGAATCAAGGTATGAACTCAAGCGCAAACTCTTCAGAGCAGTTGCAAACGTTAATATTCTTGAAGGTATTCGCTTCTACGTATCCTTTGCTTGCAGCTTTGCGTTTGGCGAACTCAAACTTATGGAAGGAAGTGCCAAAATCATTTCCTTGATTGCTCGCGATGAGAACCAGCATCTTGCCATCACTCAGAATATTCTGAACAAATGGAAGAATGGTGATGATCCTGAGATGCAACAGATCTTCAAAGAAGAAGAACAGTGGTTGATTAGCACCTTTGAAAATTGTGTTAATCAAGAAAAACTTTGGGCAGAATATCTGTTCAAAGATGGATCTATGATTGGTCTTAATGACAAACTGTTACAGCAGTATGTTGAATGGGTTGCTAATCGTAGAATGAAAGCAATCGGACTGAAACCAATTTATGACGTACCTGCAAAGAATAATCCACTTCCTTGGACAGAGCATTGGATCTCTTCTAAGGGTCTTCAGGTTGCCCCACAGGAAACGGAAGTTGAATCCTACATCGTTGGAGGAATCAAGCAAGACGTTAAAAAAGATTCCTTTGCAGGATTCAGTCTCTGATTCATATACAGCATATAGAGAGGCAGCAAAAGCAGATGCCTTTCTGTTTGGCGACTACGATGGATATGAAACTTTTAGAGAGGACTAAGGTCCTCTCTTTTTTTATAAATATCCATATAGGAAAGTTGTGTTCGTCAGATGAAGTCGTTCCAAAGTTTTATAAGTGAAGAAAAGAAAAGACCTGTAAGAGTCACTAATAATCCTACAGGTCAAACTATCACCAACATGCCTGGTGGTAATGTTCCTGATGAGCAGAAATTTTCTCAACTTGAAAGACTTGCCAAGCAAAAATCATCAAAAAGTGTTGCAGCGGCAGATAATGTTTCTACTGAGATGAGAACACAAGCAGCAAACACTGCTGCTAGAGCTAAAAAGACAGGACCTGCTCAAAGAAAACCTTTGGGAGACACTACGAAGGGTGGTCCTGTTAAAAGTTATAGATTGGGACAATCTGGTCAACCATCAAAAGAAGCGGCTAGAACTCTGCAGAGAATGACGACTGCAGATCCAACGACTACAGCAAGACTGCAAGCAAACCTGAGGAAATCTGATACTGCAAAACCAGCACCAACTAGAAGAGCACGATTATCTGCAGCAGCAGATAAAGTTATCCGAGATATCAAAGGTGATGCTAAAGGAACACGAGCAAGAATGTCTGCTGCTGTTGATAAAACAAGATCTGCTGATAGAGCACTTGCCGATAAAGCAAATGAAATTCTTAAGCAGACTAGAGCGGATGCAAAGACAGCATCAACACCTAAACCAACCGCAGCACCTAAACCAACCGCAGCACCTAAACCAAGGTCTGTTCAATTACCTAATGTAACCAAACCAGCACCCACAAGAGTTGCTCCACCACCACTTACACAGAACAAATTTTTAAGACCAACACCAACGGCACAACCAAAACCAACAGCGGCACCTGCACCAAAACCACAATTTAAAGGTTCTAAGCAGTTTGCTCCTGGTTCTTCTGGAACAGTATCTACTAGTAAAAATGTTCTGGATGTCATTGATAACAAACCATCAAGACCTAAAGTTAAAGTAGCACCACGTACCTCATCAGAAGTTTTAAAACTACAACGCGCTGTTAATAGAGGTATTCGTCAAAGAGCTGCCAGTGGTCTTTTAAAGGGTGCTGGAGTCGCTGCAGCAGGTCTTGAGGCAAGAGGAGAGTATTTAAGTCGTTTGGATAAAGGACAGTCCCAAGCAACTGCACTGAAAGGTTCTGCTGCCAGAGTTGGTAGTGGATGGGGTGGTGCTCAACTAGGTGCAGGACTTGGAGCTAAAATTGGTTCTGTCCTTGGACCCAAAGGTGCCGCAGCTGGTGGTCTTATAGGTGGCGTTGCAGGTTACATGGGTGGTGCCGAACTCGGGACAAAAGTGTATGATGCTGCCAGGAATTTTAAGTTTAGTGATTTCCAGAAAAAGGTAGATCAATTCAGAAAACTGGACGCTTCAAAGTATAGGACCTTCGGAAGCAATAAATAATTAAACTAAAAGACCCTCATAATAATGGATCGTCTATCACCAAAACAGTTACGAGATATACAATCTGCCGTGCAGGATGTATATCCAGAACAAGAAGTTGAAGAAAATTATAGTGAGTTAGATCAGCAGGTTGCTGAAATACTTGTTGAATTTGTGAAGTCTCTTGACGAGGAACAACTTAAGACTATTCGCGAAGAGACTCTTGATGAAGGTGCGGTGGGATCGGCGCTTTCATGGGTTGCCAGAAACACACCTAGAGTGTTGAAAGCTATTACGGGTTTTGGTAGAACGGGTAGAGTCGCAGGTCTTCAAAAAGCTGCTACTGGAGCGGCGACTTCAAGTGCAGTAATGGATCCAGTTAAAACTGGTCAAGATGTTCTTGGTGGCGTAGAAAACGTTACTAGAGCTGCTAGAGCGTTTGTTGGTCAGGGTGTTCCTGCTAAAGACAGTAGTAAGCAGAGTTCAAATAGAGAAGATTATGTGCTCAGAGATGGTAAATGGTACAGAAAATGATTAATGAACAAATAGTGACCAGAAATGGTCAGAAAGGATTCCTTGACGACAAAGGAAATTTTTATCCTATAGCAGATATGCCTGCGGATGATGCCAAGGTAACACCATCCAATACTGCTGATCAGTCTGGTGGATTGGGAGTACCAGATGTTCAACCACGAACTAGTGCTAATGCGAACAGGGACGGTTCTCGTCCTGGTGGTGGCATGACCGATGCTCAAATCAAAGCAGCTCAAGATAAAGCAAACGCTGAACGTGCCGCTCAACAGCAGAGAGGTTCATATACGAAGGATACTGGTTCTTTCTTTGATGGTGCTAAAGGTGGTAAATATGATCAAACTCCAACCCCCACTCCTACATCAGATTTAAAAATTCTGAGAAACAAAGACGGTACTGTAGCAACTAAGTATACCAAAAATAGTGCCGGTCTGACACCTATGCAGCAGTGGGCAAAAAATTTCCCTAAACTTGCTGCCAAAGTAAAACCAGGTAAGGCAGGATATGAAGAAATTAAGGCAGTTTCTAACCCTACCACCGCAGTAACAGGTGGTGTAAACCCGAGGCAACCAATTATGAATGCATACGATTTAGTTTTAGACTACCTCCTCTCTGAGGGGCACGTAGACACCGTAGAAGAGGCGCATTATGTCATGCTCCAGATGACCTCTGAGCACGTCCAGCAGGTCGTAGAGGAGAGAACTGCCGCTGATCCTAAGATGAAGGCAAGAATGGGACGCTCTAACCCAGCAATCAACGGTAAACCAGTTCTATACCCTAAAGGACATCCAGAAGAAGGCAAACCCATGTCTTTTAATAAGGCAGAAACTGACGGTGTAAACATGTATAGAAGGGCAAGCGAAAAGGCTGGTAGAAAGATCTACGCCGACGAACCACTACCTAAGAAATGAAGACGTATAAAGAGTTTTCAGAGCAGGCATATTCGTCAAAGTCTCAAATTGATGAAGGTCTTGGCACTGCTCTGAGAATGATTGGTAGAGTTGCCAAGAAACCACTTCAAAAAGCAGCAACAGGTGCTATGAATTGGTTTAACAAAGGAAAGAATACTCGCATTCCAAACGAGGCACAGGCACCCTTTGGAACGCCTCTGGAGTATTTCAAGAAGAATCCTAACCCCAAAACTCTGTTCGGTGATGATGCCTTACAGAGGGGCATGAGTGATGCTGCATATTCTGCAGGAAAGAAACCCTCTTTACTTGGAAGACCTGATCAGGCATTCAATCCATTTAGACCAGCGAGTAAAGGTGGTCCTGGATCTGGACCAACTCCAATCACAAGAGAAATTATAAAGAGACCTATAAGAGCTGCTAAGAAAACATTAGGACTTGACAAATAACTGAAACGTCAATAGACTAGGTTTGTCCCGGTCAAAGATAAATAATAGCTTAATATTATAAATATAGTATGAGCTATGAGAATCCCTGGCATTTTAAGGGAAAACCTTTTTTATCTGAGGATATTGACGATAACTTCGGTTTTGTCTATCTTATTACAAATACACGATCGGGTAAAAGGTACATTGGTAGAAAGTACTTCTGGTCATTCAGAAAACCACCTGGTAAAAAAAGGAGAGTCAAACAGGAATCTGACTGGCAAAAGTATTACGGTTCTTGTCCAGAATTAAAAGAAGATCTCAAACTATACGGCAAAGAGATTTTCAATAGAGAAATTTTAAGTCTTCACGATACAAAGGGTAACTGTAACTACGAAGAGACAAAGCAGTTATTCTTAAATAATGTCTTAAGCGAGGCTCTTGACGATGGGTCTCCCGCATACTATAATTCCAACATTCTAGGGCGTTACATGCGTAAGGACTATGGTAACTTTGGAAGAGACATGTCTAAAGGCGACTGACTGGGCAATAGATCGTATACATACTCTCTGTGAATCAAATACTTTCACAAGCATTGATGACGCCTTTGCAATTCAAGGTGAATTTTATGAGTGGTTGGACCCGAATTCTCTAACTCATGACATAATCTCACTAGAATACATAGGAGACAAGTATGACTACTAGTCACGGACCTTCTAAAGAATTCAAAGATAGGATTCTAAAAGAATGTAAACGATTGACTTCAGAGGGCGAGCACATTGAAGCATCGCATCTTTTCAGAACTTACTTTCCTGATGAAAAAAAGTTGACTTATGATCATTGAATTATTACTATCACTAACTCCACTTGATTATCAGAATTTAGCAAAGGTTGTTCAGGTTGAGGCGGCACCAAACACAGTAGATGAGTTCTGCGTTGCTGCATCAGTTCTTAACCGAGTAGCATCTGATAGATTCCCAAACACGGTTTCTGAAGTGGTCTATGCCCCAGGTCAGTATGAGGGCATATATACTAAGAAATCAATTGTCCCGAATCCAAAACTTGTAGAGAGGTTGAGCTCTGTACAGGGTAAGAGTAGTATACTATTATGGTCAAAGGTTCTCAATGGCAGAACCGACTACAAAGGACAATCTATGTTGAGATATCGGGTTGCTTCTGAAGATCCGATGTGTCATCCCAAAGGAAACTTTTATCACTATTATTGGCAATGAAACTAAAGACACTATTGCAAGGTGCTCAAAATATGGTCGAAAAGTTTTTCATTCCTGCTTCAGAAGTGAAAGATGAACTTGAATGCTCTATTGATGACGAATCTATAGAATGTGAAAAGTTAGAAGAAGAAATTTATCTTGGTGTCCCTGCTCCAAAATATCTAGAAGATGATCCTTGGTTTGGTCCTGCTCCAGTCCGTTCTGAAAAGCAACTAGACTATATGGAACAAGAAACTCTTATTAAACAGAAAGAAGAAGAGAATCGTAAAGAATATTCTGGTGAACCTTGCAGTATGCATCAACTGATGTATGAAATGGCTACAAGCAACTGGAACACCGTGAAAGAAAGTCAAGGTGGTTCAGAAAACTTCCAGGAAGGACCTGGTGGTTGGCAATCAGGTAATGGATGGAATGTTTTTAAAAAATGACTGAAGACTGGAGATTTACTGACGAACGTATGCAGTTGAGAGCTGATGTGTTTCGTGCTCTACAACATCACCTTGACGAGAACTGTAGAGCAGTATATGAGTTTTGCCATGATTGGGTAAGTCAAGGTAATCAAGATACGACCAACGTTGAACTTTATTTTCAGGAGTACTTACGTGATGTTCACCAAGAAAATGTGTGGAAACTTGAAAGTTGCCTTAACCTCAATCCTACTGAGCAGTTGCTTCCTCGCACCGAGTCTGAGAGCGGAGACCAAGACGACTGATCCAATCACTGAGGAAGAATATTTTACTCCTCACTCAATGGGATGCATGTTACTTAGAGAATGCACCGATCATGTCAAAGAACTCAAAACAGTCACAGACCTCAACAAGGATAGTTTACTGGATGACGTTGATTATAGTATTGTTGCTGATGAGTTTAACTCTCTCGTCCGATCACTTAATAAGGTCGGAGCTAGGGTTTTTCTAGCAGACGAACGATACTTCCCTGTTGGTCATCGTGGTGTTTATCACACCGTGAGCAATAACTTCTTTTTGAATGTTTCTTATATGCGTCGTCCTGGTACTATGATGTCAGTGATGCGTCATGAAGGATGGCACGCTGCTCAAGACTGTATGGCGGGTACGATCAAGAATAATTTCATTGCAATCATCATGAATGAAGAGGAAGTTCCTCGTATGTATGTGAAAATTGCTGAGAGTGCTTACAAGTTTCAACCAGAGGCAATTCCTTGGGAGAAAGAAGCATACTGGGCAGGTCACACTGAAGGTATGACTGCCAAAGCATTGGAGTCTTGTGCTGCTGGTACTATGTGGACTGACTACGAACCAACACCAATGACACGCGAATGGTTGGAGGAGAAAGGGTTTATCACTAAATAAAAGTGCCTTACTCTTATTCAATGGAATCTACTCCAAAGAAGAAAGAGGAAGCCAAAACGAATAAGTTTGACTGGGCAGACGAAGGTCTGTCCGCTCTTGTGCGTGTTGTTATTCTATCGTGGTCTGCTGCTATTCTCACACTAAATTATGTGACTATTCCTGGCGTTCCTCAGAAGAACATCGATCCGACATTTATAGCCAGTGTCTTTACTGGAACTTTAGCTACGTTCGGGGTTGTCCCAACGAAGAAAGATAGAAAAGAAGAAGATAAAAAAGAGGTGGAGAAAAAAGAAAAAGTAGACTAATTGAGGTTAGTTATGGCTCTGTTTAGTAAACCAGACGATTCTACACCAGCACCAACTGTTGCACCATCAGCACCAAAGAGTAGTCCATTCAAATGGGTTGCTCTCGGTGTTGGTGGTTTTTTTGCTGTTGCTCATATTGGAATTTTAGGGCATGTATTTAATACTCCTAAAGTTCCAGAGTATCCAGTTATCAACTTTCCTCAAGGTGATTACTCTTCTTATGAGGTAGAAGCAACTAAAGATGGATATAAGATTAAATACAAAGCGAATGATCCTACTATCTTAGAATCAGATAGATCCCTGGAACTGGATAAGGATAAGAGTGGATGGTTTGGACCTACTACAGAGAGACGTAGAGAGTTTCGTCGCGATCAATACACCATGGATGGCATTCGTAATATTGGAGGTAGAGTCTCAGACGCTGAGGGAAAGTCCATTGCAAAAAGCGAAGAGTGCATCAGGGCGGACGCTGGCGCAAGGTCACAAGGTGCGATGGCAGGAACTAGTATCGCTGCTGGTGTTGTAGTCCCAGCAGTTTCTAATATTCCTTACATCGGATGGTTGGCATCTGGATGGGCAATGCTTTTAGGTAATAAGTTAGGTTCAGAACTTGGTTCTGAAATTGGTTCTGAATTTAGTGATTGCTAATGAATTTATTTTTAAGACCACTTGCTGATTATAATGATGTAACTTGGAGTATTGTTGTTTCACTATTAATACTTCTTGCTGGCGTTGCTTACTACATATATACAATTATGAGTATGGCATTCGAGGAGTTAGACGATGAGCGATCTGACAAATAAAGACGCAGAACAGGATACAAAGATTGCTGTAATGGACAGCACTCTAGAGAATGCCATTCGTCGTATTGAGATGGTTCATAGTCGTATAGATAAGACTGAAGAACAAATTAAAGAACTTAAGCAACAAGTTACAGACAACAAGATTTGGATTCAGAGAGCATCTGCTGTCATTGGTGCAGCAGTAGCTCTTATCGGAATTATTGTTGCAATGCCACAAGACGCAGATTCAAAGGAGATGAACTATGGGAGCGATGATACCGCCAAGCAGGAAGTCGTGTTACAACTTCAGGGTAGTTAAGATAAACCGTGTTGTTGACGGCGATACTATTGATGTCACCATTGATCTTGGGTTTGACCTATTCAAGAAAGAAAGAGTTAGAGTTGCAGGCGTTGATACGCCAGAGAAGAGGACGAGGGACCTGGAAGAAAAGGAGTTAGGTATCCATGCGACGAATTGGCTCAAAGAGAAGTTGGATGGTGCCATTAGTGGGGATGATGACCTTATCATTCGCACTGAGCTTGTTGGTGGTATGGGCAAGTACGGTCGCCTTCTCGGTTGGTTGTACGTAGGAGACTCTGAACTATCCCTGAATGAACAAATGATTGACGAAGGATACGCTTGGGAGTATGATGGTGGCACCAAGCAAAAGAACTTTGAGGAACTTCGCGAAATCCGCAGGGCACATGGCACACTTGTTTAGTTTTTTATTTGCAGTAACATTATGGGTACAAGTTCCGCAGTGGTCAGATGATTGGAGTAATTGTGCTGTTGATGTCCCTGATTCATCTTGTCACTGGTATATCGTTAATGCCGACAACACCTTTGGAGAAGGTTTTGACTGGGAAACCGCACCGTGGTTTGATGTAAATGGTTTGCAGGATATCGCTAATTTGCATGATGATGTTATAGATAGTGGGTATCAATATACCGTTGAGGCACTTAACGATGCAAAAAGTAATTAATGTACTCGCATTGTCGTCTTTTATTGTATCTGCTGCCGTTGTCGGTGGCGGCGCTTATGTTTATCTTAACAAGGACGCAATGGTAGAAATCGCCAAAGAGAAGATTGCAAAAGCTGCTACAGAAGCAATTGCAGGAGCACTTCCTGGAATGTTGGACGCTGCTATGCCCGAACTTCCTGAAGTGACGGGTGGTGCTATTCCAGTCGGAGAAGGTAAAGGGGGTTCTGTTCCAGGAATGAGATTTCCCTAATGGCAGACATTCGTGATATTAATATTAGAAGTGTGGAAGTTCGTGATATAAATGTCTCTAGTTGGATGACAACTCCACCAAGAATCCCATCTGCTCCTCCAGTGACGGTGCAGGTGGGAGTTCCTGTTATTGATATTCCTGGATGTGTTGAGGCACACCTTGATAATAAGAAGGGAACCAATGATAAGTTGGTTGAGGATGATTCTGATGGTGCTAGGGTCTTTTGTGATGGTAATATGCCGTCATTCAATCCTATCAACTACAATCCAGAAGAATTAGAGTTAACTCAACCACCACCAAAACCTCCTGTTGTAAAACCACCAAAAACTCCTGAACCACCAGAAGTTCCTAAGGATGCTGTTCCTGAAGTAAAAGCACAGGAAGCACCCCCTTGTCCTGGACCTAATGCTTTGCGTGTTGGTGATGTGGCACAGAACCAGAAGGAAAGAGTATCTGGTTATGAATTACAAACAGTGAATGGTGAATTGGTATGTGTTACTCTCTGGGAGGATATTCCTATCGTATCGCAGTATTTACCTACAGCACAAGTTGCCACAACAACTGCTGCCATTGCGGTTACTGCCGCATCTTCTGCTCTATTAGCAAAACCATTGGCAGACTTATTGCTCAAAGTATTCAAACCTGCAATCAAAAAAGTAATTACAAAGGTATCAAAACTTAGGGGGAAGAAGGTAAAGATTGAGTCCTTAAAGGAACGCCGAGATCTTCAGCGCGAACGCTCACGGGCGATTCGGGCTTTGCGGAGGATGAAGGACGGGAAATAGAGTGAACGTGTGGTGCGATAGTAGTAACATTATCAACCACTACATCAGCACATATAGAATAGTATGGACTCTTTGGATGAAAGCGAATTCCTTTCTTCATCAAATCTCCACAATTTTTGAGTCTGGCTATCTCAAAATCTAATCTCTTATTAGCAGTTAATTGTTGTTGTAAAGCAATTTGTGTTGCTGCTGCTTTTTTGCATTGGTCTTGTAATGTTTTATCCAAAGGTGTACTCCAAGTCATGGAGAAACCTACAGATAAGTTAGTATTATTTTTCTGTCCTGTTCTAGTCGGTACGTAATATAAAATATCTCCTGGATTATCAGGTGCCCCATCTCCAGTAGAGTTACCATTCGCATCAAAGTCACCTGTCAGGTCACGCATATCATATACTGGATCATTATAAAATGGTTCATATGGATGTTGTTGAGAAAGTGAACCTGTAACGAAGGGTGTAAAGTTTACAGTGGGACCTTGACACTGTATCCCTCCCCCGTAAGTATTAGTGATATATGGGCCTTGTAAAACTTGGATCGCCTGATTTGTCACGCTTCCTGAACTATTTGCAATTGGAGATGCAGTAGCAGATACGCCACCAACACCTTCTGCTCTTACGGGTGCCGCAAATAGTAGTGCGATTATTGCTGGAAGATACTTGTAGTGTCCGTTACGCTTGTAACGGTGGTCTCTCTTTGAATAATCGTGTGATTGCTTAAACCTGGACCAGAAACGGTTTGCGTAAACTGAAACGCCGCTCCTGGTGTTGTTTGTTTGAATGTTGGTGTTGCCGTGACTCCTGTCCATTTTGAATTCACCCCTTCAATTGTTACATTAACATCACCTGTTGTTGGTGATAAAGTTCCACTGGTTGGTTCAACACCACTGCCAGTTACAGAATATTGATATCCTGTATTATAATCCATAGAATTAATTGTTTCAGTCACGGTAGAAGTTGTCTCCGTGTGGCTAGTCATTGAGCCCTGTGTAAAGTTCGGGACCACTGGCACGGAATGTCCGGGTTGAACTAATCCATGAACGATACCAAGAACCAACCCTAGCCCGATTGCCTCTTGTAGTCTAGTCATTAGTCAATAACGGTTACTTCCGTGACGAACTGGGCAGTTACGCTAGTACCAGCACCTTGAGTAGTACCAGTGACTGTAAGACCATGATCAAGACCAATGGTGCCAGGTGCGGATGAACCACCACTATAATCACCAGCACTTCCTGCTGTGTATACAGTGCTTATAGTTCCAGTTGCATCGGTGGCATCACCTGAAGTAAAGGAATTACTGTAGGAGAATGCTTCACCAGCTGTTGTTTGATATGCAGTTGAGAAATCTCCTGCTGCTGAACCAGTTGAAAGGGTGCCAAGACCACCGACAACTTGATCTGCGGCAGCAAGAGAACCACCAGAACCATCCATAGTAACTCCACTACCAGAAACAGCAAAACTATTTGCGGTTCTGGAGGTGATGGTTCTAGTCGGATCTACAACGTGCTGAAGACTTGACTGATGTCTAGTAACGAGTCCGCCAGCGTGAGATGCACCAGCAGTCATCAATAACATAGCAAAAGCAAAAAGACCTGCTTTCATGTGTATAGTGTGATTTATTTTTATTTAGCTTGACGGTTTTTCAAAAAAACGTTATACTGTATACATTCAAGACTCAATAGCTCAGCTGGATAGAGCAACTGCCTTCTAAGCAGTCGGTCGTAGGTTCGAATCCTACTTGAGTCGCCTAATCCTCTGTAGCTCAGCGGTAGAGCCGACGACTGTTAATCGTCTGGTCGCAGGTTCGAATCCTGCCGGGGGAGCCGCCCTTATAGCTCAGCGGTAGAGCAACGCTTTTGTAAAGCGTAGGTCGTTGGTTCAAATCCGACTGGGGGCTTGACCAGATAACATCTTTGCTTTATAATATGCTCATCCGTGTGAAGGATGTGTCGGGGGATACTTCCCCCACCACTTGCGGAAGTAACTCAACGGTAGAGTCCCTGCCTTCCAAGCAGGTTGTTGCGAGTTCGAATCTCGTCTCCCGCTTTCGGATATCCGTAGTGATCCGAATTTATACTTAGTATAAATATTTTACCTTTTGTAACAAAAGGTTTACATACAGGGAAATGTCGATTCCCTTTCATCTGTGGGTAACCAATCCACAAGTAAAAATAATGAGGTACTAACTAATGTTCAAATCCGCAATCGCACTTGCTGCCGCTGCTCCTCTGATGGCAGCACCTGCCCTTGCAGGTCCCTACGTCAACGTGGAAACCAATGCAGGTTGGACCGGTGGAGATTACACTGGAGCAACGACAGACATCCAATTGGGATATGAAGATGCTCTGGGTGATTCTGCTTCCTACTACGTTCAACTGGGTGCTTCTGTCATTTCTCCTGATGGTGGTGAATCTGATACTGTTCCCTCTGGTAAGGCAGGTCTGGGTGTAGACCTCACCGACCGTCTGGGTGCATATGGTGAAGTCTCTTTCATCGGTTCTGGTGACGCTGACGTTGACCGTGGTTATGGCGGTAAACTGGGTGTAAAGTACAGTTTCTGATACCAGATCATCATCTAATAAGGATATCCTAACGACCTCCCTAAGGGGAGGTTTTTTTATGGTTAAATTTAAATTAACCCTCTCTATATACCTTGGTTTACCCCAGATCAAGTTAACTTGATCTTAAAGACAGGATTTAATATTGCTGTTATACTTACAAAGTAAACCAAAAGAAATTACACAGAGGTATTACAAATGAAAAAGCAAGCACTTGCCGCTCTGGCATTGACTGCACTGGCGACACCTGCTATGGCTGGTCCTTACGTTGGTGGTAAAGCTGTCATCAAAGGCACCGATTCTGAATTTGATAAGTCTGCATTGGAAGCTCGCGTCGGTTATGAAACCAAAGTTGGCAATCTGAAGCCTTATATCGAAGTTGGTCCTAACTGGGAAACCAAAGATGGTGAAGAAACTGAAACCAGCACTGCTCTGGAAATCGGTTCTAAGATCAAACTGACCGATAATCTTGGTGCTAAAGTCAAGGCTGAGTACACCTTCACTGACGCAAGCGAAGTTGATTGGAAGTACGAGGCATCTGTCTCCTACGATTTCTGATCATAAAGTAAACACGAAGAGGATAATTCAATGAAAATTGCTGCACTTGCTCTGGGCGCTCTTGCCCTTG